GCCGATATTGCCGACGGTCAACGTAGGATTCGGCTGTTGACCATCGCCTGTGCGCTCAAAATCCCGTGCTTCAATCGCCCACGGGTGGTAGGTGTTGCCTTGCCACACAATCGCACCGTCGTTGTGCGCCTGGTAGCGCTCGATGCTGCCGCCCAGCGCGGTGCAATCCAGTTCGTAGAGCGTGACCAGGTTGCCAGCGACCAGCTTTTGTACGTCGGACAGAATCATGGTGCAAACCTTTGTGTGAACGTTGTAGACAGCACGTACCAATCCCCCCCCTTTGCCTGCACCTTGATCTTGTTTGCTTCGTACAAACCCTCAACGCCTAGCGGTGGCGTCCACAAGAATGGTTTCACACCACGATGTGCACGCAAGAAATCACGGATTTCCGTGATATAGGCAGCGCCACCCGTGAATTGCACCGGCCAAGACTGCACGGCAGTATTGATGCCGTCCCCCGCCGTTTGTTTGTAACCATCGCCGAATTGGGCCGTGAGTACGCGGAAAGTCTCATCACCTACAAGATCACTTTTCGGGCACCAGCTGAATACGAGATAACTCATGCAAAAGCTCCCTGCCGCGCTTGCCAGGCGATGCCACCCTGACGGTGTGATTTCATTAACCCTTCATCGACTTTTTGTTTAATAAGCTCGCCTACCTGTTGTCCAAAAACTTCCCAGCCTGACGGCGCATTCGTTTGTACACCTGCATCCGAGACATTCACCGTTACGTTCACACTCGACGCTACGCCATGCCGAACCGGCAGCGGTAATGACGCACTGCCCGCCATCCCACCTGTTGCATGCCCTTGACCGCGAATGGCTCGGCGCAAGGCATTAAAACCGGCCTCGCCGCCGATGGTGCGGATTTCTGCCTGATTCAAAACCCCTTCGCCACGATGGACAATGCCTGCGGGTTCAAATTTTCCGCCACCTCCCGTGTAGCCGCCGGATGAAAATGTCGCCAAGGACAGGCCACCACCCAGGCTGTGTCCCGCCCTGGCAGAGGCACCACCCGTGCCGCCGAGCCACACGCCAAAAGCGCGCGCCAACGGCCCCGTCACGGACTGCTGTATGGCAATACGGATCATGTCTTTGATGATGGAGTCGGCCAGGCTCTTGAAATCCAGCTTGCCCGTGGTCACAAAATCCTGCAAGGCGTCTTCCATGCTTTTTATGCTGCGGGTCACTGCATTTTCGACTTGTGCATACAGATTCTTGGATTCATCGACGTAGTTACGCACGGCATCCAACGCGCCAAGCCGCCAATCTTGCTGAACCTTCAACTTCTCATCGTGATACCAGCGCACCATATCCAGTTCTTGCTGTAAAGATTCCCGAATTTGTGCCAACTCGGTGTCTGACAAACCTTGCGCCGAATTGCGTCTTGCTTCAATCAATCGACGGTACTGATCTTCGACCTTTGCCAGATCGGCGTTTAATGCCCGGACGTTTTCGCCTTCACCGAACGATTCCAACTCTCGCATGTACTGCATTTGCGTGGTGGCTTGCTGATCGCGCAAACCTTTCAGCACACGCTCGGCTTCGATCTGCTGCTGCGCCAAGTCAAGCTCTTTGGCTTTCTCTAGCGCCAGTGTCTTTGATGCTTCACCGGAAAACTTCAGCGATCCTGCCTGTATGCGTGCAAGTAACTGCTCGTATTCCGTTTCCTTCCCCAGCAACGCAATACGCTCTTTCAGGCTCTTAATGTAATCTGCGCCTGCATCTGGCCTGTGTTGCGCCCGATCAACCGTGTCCGCAAATTTACGTGCTCTTGCAAGGTCTTCAGGTGAAAACACCAACTTTCCCGCGCTGACCATCGCTTCCAGTTGCTCACGCTGGGTCTTCAATCCCGCCAGCAACGCACGGTCAGACATGCGTTCAAGCCAGCTTTTGGCTGCGTCGCTGGTTGCTATGGTCACCTCTTTTTGTGCCTCGGTTGATAATTTCGCAGCCTCTTCCAATTCCGCATGCTTGACGATAAGCTCATCCATACGTTGGCCTGTCTGGTTCATTTTTCCCTGCAAGCTGGTAGCCTCGGCCCCGGCCGCCAGGTATGACTTCGCCTGTTCCTTTGTAACTATTCCCAGCTCGATCCATTTTTCAATCAAGTCAGACAACGCCCGCTCTATTTCCTTGAGGGAAAGGGTCGTGTCATCTCGAATGGCCTTCACATCGGCACGCATCGAATTGCGCATTTCTGCTACTGCTTTTGCACCCTTGGCGGTAGTCGGCTCCAATTTATTGACAAAATCATGCCATGCCTTGCTTGCCTCCTTCGTTTGATCAGAATGCAGGGCCTTCATACTTTCGATAGCTGCCTGTCGGGAGAGCGTGCCAAGTTTCGCAAAAGCCTTGGATGCCTCTTCAGCCGATCCCTTCAACGCATCCAGGTCAACCGCTGCCGCATTCGCTGCCCCACCCATATCGAATAATGCAGTAGCTGCCAAACCCACCGAAATCGCAATCCCTACAGGCCCTGTAAGCAGCGATAGCAAGCTCCTGCCTGCCACCGTGGTAGCCGCTTGTGCTGCCGCGAGACGCTTTTGAGCCGCTTCATTGGCTAGCGTTGCCGCCGTCACCTGCGCATGGCTTGTGACCACTCCACGAAAGGCGGAAATCTGCGCAAGCGTCGCCTCGGTCTGCACGGCCTGCGCCCGCGCCAATGCAAGCTCTTCTACCGCAGCTTTGCGTGCCTGCAATCCCTTGATGGCCGTTTGCGCAGAAGCCAGCGCCATCCCAACAGCATATCGCCCCAAACCAGCAACGGAAGCCACAATGGCGAAATTCAATACCGTATCAATGTTTTTGCCCAGAACCTCAATGCTGGCGGCAAGTGTCGCGGTGATCTGGTTGGCTTCGTTATGCTTGCCGACATATTCACCAAATGCGTTAGCCACGTTGGTCATTGCATCACGCACCGTCGTGGGCATGTCCGCGACTTTTTTCATGATGGCCTCATAGCGCCCTCCTAGCGCGTCCACCAGCATGCTGATCGACAGCTTGCCTTGCGCGCCCATCTTGCGGATTTCTTCGGTCGATTTGCCCGTATGCTCGGCAATCTCATCAATCAGGCTGGGCATCGTGCTGGAAATCGTCATCCAGTTCAACACGTCCATCTTGCCCTTTTGCATGGAAAGCGTGAGCGCCCGCATGGCGTTCGCCGCCCTGTCTGCACTGGCGGCATTGACCACCAGCAGGCCAGAGAATGCGTCCACCACATCCATGCTGGTTTCAAGCGATGCACCCATGCTTCGGATGACGGGTGACATCAGGATGAAGGCTTCGCGCGTTTCGTTGATGCTGCGATAAGTCTCATTGGCGCTTTGCAGCATCCGATTTTGCGCAGCCTCGTATTCCTCTACGCTTTTGGTTGCCATGCGAATGCGGCTGGCGTACTGCCCCCATTCGTCGGCAGTATCAATCACCCGCATCACTGACAGGCTACCCAGTGCTGCAATCAGGCCACGGCGAATCGCGGCGGCAGCGGCGTTGGACTGCCCTGCCATGCGATCCATTTCCGCACCAACATTCGCTGTCGTACCAGTGACCCGAACGCCTGCATCATCCAGCGCCCGCATGGCACGCGTCAGGTTTTCCGTGCTCGGTCTGGCCTGGCTGCTGTCTACAACAATTGCTAAACGGCTTTCTTGAGCCATATCACCTGTCCATTCAGAAGTCTCGCTGCTATGTCGCGCCTACACTGACCGCTGCCACCACCCCGCTCCAAGCCGACGCGACATCCTTTTGTGGCTTCGGTTTGTCCTCCAAAGAATCCAGAAACTCCGCATCCAGCGCGAAGATGCAGGCGTCCAGTTCCGCGCGCGGCACCCATGAAGGGTGCGCATCAAGAACAGCCGATATGTCCGCTACTGATAGCGGCAATGGATGGCCGCCAGCCGCTCCAACAACGTAGCGTCTGGCGCGGTTTGCCATCATGAAAACGTCCAGCACATGCGCCGTAATGGCGTCGTTCTCTGGGGCTTGTCCTTGCAACCCCTTACTTTTTGCCCGCTTGCTCAAGCGCGTTTGCGCGACTTCCCAGCGGTAGCGGGCAAGGACTTTCCCAAGGTATCTTCGCGTGCTTTCTGCACATCCGTAGCAATCTCGCCCGCCGCCTTGATGACGAACAGGAAAAAGCGGATGTCGGAGCGAAGCGTCGCCTGCCCGGCCTGCGGTGTGTACGTGACCGTCTGACCTTCGGCATCCTTCGCACCACGCCAATCCTTGAGAATGTACTGGCTCAAGAGCTTGCATTGAAAGTCGTACTCTGTGATCTCACCCTCAATCACCCCGACTTCGCCAATCTTGAACCCATCGTCGGCCTTCGCAATTTGCCGTCGCACGCGCGCCAACCCAATTTGATAAGCGTCATCATCCAGGCTGCGCAACAGCACTTCGGTGTCATCATCAAATCGAACCCAGCGCTGTACTGGATCAACCCCGAATGTATTGGAAGCAATCAGTGCCATGATTCGCTCCTTACGCCGGTACAACCAGGATGGGCTTGCTCATTTCCGGCACAGACTGGATACCGATATCGTAGGGAGCCTTGACTACATCGGTATCGCTGCCAAACTGCTTTCCTGCCGCAACCACTGTGCCGACAAAGTAGTCCTTTGCTCCGTTCGAGCGGGTCACGCAAAAACTGTACAGATTGTTCGACGCTTCGGAGGCCATCATCAGCACCTGCCCAGCGTCGTCTTCATCCAGTGCACACACCACCGACACTGTAATTGCCTGCCGGTTGCCTTTGATGATGGACGTATTGCCCGTGCACAGATTGGCGAATTCACCCGTATTGCGGCGCATCACCATCTCGCCGACCGATTCCAATTCCCCTACCTGGGTGAAGGTCAGCGCATTGAATCCTGCTGCGTTATACGTCGCGGGTAACGACGCGCAGACCGACAGGCAAGTACCCGAAGAACTATGAGTAGCCATGAGAACACTCCAAATAAAAAGGCCGCCCCATGGCGGCAACAGAAAAATCAAAAACCATTAAGCCTTACGCTGTCTTGGTGGCTTATGGTTTTGAACTTTTTCATCCAAAACAATCGGTTCTTCCACCGGTTGCAAAATGCCGTGTGCGAGATAGCTATCGACCAATGCTTTTGGAAACCGTCCTTGCGCACGGTCTCCCTTGAAGAATTGGCCGTATTCGTTAACGGCATTTTTTATGAACACAAATCTCTTAAAATCCACCATATCGCCTCACATTGTCAGAAAGTACACCTGCACATTCGCATGGCAAAACGCGTCAGATTGCCCAATCACTACCATGTGCGCCTCACGGCATTGCAAGCCAGATACAGACCAGAATTGAAAATGTGCCGCAAGGTCATCAGCCAGTTTCACCAATGCAAGCGTCGGCGTCTGGCTGATTGCGCGGTCAAAGCATTGGATAACAATATTGCCTGGAATCCTCGCATGCGGCTGGCACAAGCCGCTGACGATGGGTTTGGCGGTTTCTATCGACAAGCGACACCACAGCCCGTCGGCAGGAACGATAAATCGCGTCAGCGTTTGGTAATCAATGCGGTCCTGCTCGATACCGTCAAACGTCATCATGCGGCCAATAATTGTGGCACGTAATTGTTCATAAGTCATGATCGTGCGTACTTTGCCCTAAGGTGCGAAAACGCTGGTCGATATATTCCCGTTGGTGCTTGCTCTGAATGACCATCTTCCAGTTTTTCGGCATACGATAAGTTCGTTTGTACCGTCACCATTTGGAACGGTCGTTGGGCCGTTGCTATCACTGCCAACCCTGTTTCCACAGTCGCTTGACCGTTCTTATCCTGGTGTGTCACATCGGATCCGTGATCCGGTGCATCCACGCTGACCCTGTGGCTACCACGAAATGCACCCGTATCTACAGGCGAACCGGTCACGACCAATTGCAACGCCTCGGCAGCGATTTTGTTGCG